AGTTTATTCATAATTAATACCAATTAATAGACGTTGTGACGCCTGCTGTTTTATATTTGTTTATATCTGCCGTTATTTTTGTTTCAAATCCAGTCTGAAGATAAGAAGGTACATTGACCACGAACCCAGCGTCTAATAACCCTCCTCCTTGATTATAGAAATATGTCACTGTTTCACTCAGGTCTTGCCAATATGTCGAATTGGTTGGTAATTTACCGGCATGACCTAAGATACATTTATAAACTTTATTCTGATAATTAACATAATCATTGATTGAATACGCTATTGTAGAATCCCATTTATTATAGGCATAGAAAGTTTCTCCCTCTACTTTATTGAAAAGATAAATTAACTCTTTGCTATTATTCTCTATATAAATAGCGTTGCCGATTATGGTATCTGATTCAGCAGGGTCTCTCTGCGATGAACTGGTATAGCCATAGCCTGTATATGTTTCATTTAGATATTTTTCTAAATTAATTGTTCTGCCGTCATATAGCAGAAAATTATCTGTTGTGGCTGTTAGATTAAGAAAAGACCTTACGCTACCCAAAGATAACCATTTAGAGACAGTGAAACTCTCAGGAGTTCCTATTGCCGTAATACATCGATAATAAATATCGTTATATTTTACCAAATCACCTACTGCATAAGTCAATGAACTATCATAATCATTGGCTATTATTCCAGTATTCAGATCTCTTAATCCCTTGAGACAAACAAATAGATATTCTCCTAATGCTGTTGTTCGTAAGAAATTAGGTATTAAATTCCAGATTATATGTTTATAATTCAGCCCGAATCTCATGAGTTATAATATGTTATTTGAGTGGTCAATGGAAAAGAAGGGTCAATAGATAAATATCCGGCATTACTATTATACGATTCTGATGTGGTAGCTAATATATCAGTATAACTCAATGCTCCATATTTCGCTTCTAATGTATTTAAAACCACGTTAGTCACTCCTGTGGCTGATTGTATAGCATCTATCAATGACGAAGCATATAATCTTCCGTTAAAATCTAATGATTCAATATAATCATTGATAGCGTTTTGTATTGGAAATATAGTGGCGTCAGTAAGCAAAGACCCATTCAAAGGGTCTGTCGGTATAGACTCGTCATTATATATAAGCGTAGGGTCAATATATACATTTACTTGAAGCTTTAATAAATCTGCCGTGGCGTTTATCAGTCTGGTCAAGATACCTGCTGGCTTAATTGCATCAATATAATATTCTAATGCCGTTTCTTGTGCAGCATTTAATGTCGTAAGACTACCACTTCCGTCATCTCTTGCAACCTTCAACACCACCTCCCCATTCGACTCTATGGCGGCAGCCTGTGATATTATCACTATATCTGTATCAGTTGATATTGTGGCGTATGCCCATTTTTCCCCATCCCATTGTAATGAATAACCATATTGAAACTCCTCTAATTTAGTCGTCCACCAACGTAAAGTTCCAGGGATAAGCTCTAACGCCCGAGCCTCTATCTTTGCCTCGTAGACATCCCATAGCTTCTCATGAGACCATATTGAAAAGGCGCACACCCAAAACATTAGACGCCATATCGCTACCTTTGAGGTGCTGGTTAATTGAGTGAGCATATTCTGAGCAGTATCAGGAGTCACTGGAGATGTCAAAGAATCAAGACTACTGAAAGTCTGTTTCTCTGTTATCATGCTATCGTATATCTGTTTAATCGTTCTTGCCATAATGATTATCCATTTCTTTAAATTTGAATTCGCCTTTCAAAACTTCATTCACTGTATCGAAATAATTACCAACATCTTTATTTTTTTCTTCCTTTGTTTGCTCGACGTTCAGTCCTGTATATGTTTTGATCTCTTCCTCTGTGAACTTATATCCTGTTTTTGTCAAATCCACAACGTGTTTGACTTTGTCATTTATTGATATATTGTCTTCGTTAATCCACTCAAAAGAGACATCGTTCAAAGGGATGCCAAGAGCAATCATCTTCGGTATTAGAACTCCGTTGATATTGAATTGATATTCTCTTAATCTTGATTTTATAAAATCGTTATATAAATTCTCATGAGTCTTAGCACTTCCTGAATAAGTCTTTTCGTCAAACATCCCTGTCTGCCCTGCTAATGCTTTACTGATTTCTTCGTTATGATATTTTATTGGATCGAGATAAACGCTCTTAACCCCTCCATTTTTTCCTTCTATCAGTTCCAATTTCTCATCCTCCGCGAAGGTGCCATATCCTGCATTCCCCATATTTCTAAGCATCTTCATTCTTAACTCTACTTGCTTCCTATCTGTCACATCTGTAAATAAAGCCCTGAAAGGACTACCAAACAATTCAGCATACCTCCACGTCTGAATCATAAGATTTTTTTTCGCGATCACATGAGGGGTTACCTTATGTAGCATCCCTAAATTTCCATAGCCTATAAATATGGACCATTTATCGTACGGCTTTTCATTATAATATAACGCTGATGTCTTACTGATCGTATTGACGTTTTTTGTGACGCATTCCCACTCAGGAATGACGTTTTGACGAGGAATAAGAGTCAAATCTTGAATTATATCATCTTCTACATCTCCTATCTCAAGCAAGGAGTAACCATACATTTCAGCATCTAACGAATAGCTTAAATAATCATAGAACCATTTTTGATTGAATAAATAGGTTTTTTCTTCTAATTCTTCTCCATTCTTATCAGTCAGCTTGAATCTTGTCTTAGATATACTCGATTTAAGGGCATTGATAATGCCTATTAAATGACCATCCTGATAAACCTCATTATATACCTTTGTTATATCTAAACGTGAAGGAGATGTGATATTATTAGCCCTATCAACAGCTGAAACAAAATCATTCAAGTTATATCTTTCTTGATATAACTGATAATCGTCTATTTTCTCGTCAATATTAACACCTCTTGGTTTTGTCCGAGTAACATTTTCTATTTTGTCTATATCTCGACCTATTTCAATATTGGTGAAAGGTATTTTCATTTTTAATAATTTAGATTCATAGCATCTTCTCCATTCCCGTATTGATATATACTTCCCTTATTCTTGTCTGTATATATAGGAATATCTAAAGAATTCTTTCCATCGCGTATCATTTTGAGCATTCCTATCGCTCCGCCTCTTTGATTTGCATCGTCTCCGTCATATCTTATACGTCTTAAGTCAGGTATATTACGAGGATTTATTCTTGAATGAACATGATAAAGAGCTATATCGATGAGTATTTCTACCATTTTTTGATCTCGACTATCTTTCAACTCCCAATGATTAGAGACTGTCACCGCAAATGTGGCATCATCATCAATATACTGTTTTATAGTTATTTCTCCCTTGATAATGTCATTATCCGCACTCAATACTTCAACTGTGTGAGGCATATCCAATCCAGTCTCATCATACACGAATCTGCCGTAAGAATTAGTATTAGCCGTTCTGTTGGCTTCAGAAATATACATATACACATAATCGTCTATTCTTTTGAAATAAAGAGATGTAATATTTTCTCTATCCCAACCTGTTAGGTATTTGAAGTCAGTTAAATAGGCGCTATCAGAATAAGCGAACTCGTTATCCGAAGGTAAATCCCCTAATGAAGGTACTTTGCAAGTCCATATACTCTCGTTCTCGGCTAACTGAGTCCATTTTGACGAATCCCATGTTCCTGTTACCCCATCCTCTTTTGCTTCATATATATAACCGGAGTAACTGCACCTGTCATCGGTATTATATGTCGCAGTCGAATCATAAGCTGTCTCAGTCCACTCTACTATATTTCCTTCATAATATTGCATTGTCGCCGAATACGAAAGAAGTGAAGCAAAGATTTTATCTACATCATATCTGTGACGTAGGTAAGAAGCTGCTTCTGCCTCTGCAGACCTTATCCTGTCTTGAAGTAAATTGTCATTGTCTCCAAGGATGACGTCTAAATTATCTTCCTGTATCAACGAATAAAAATCTTTATTTCTTAAAAATGCCATTTGATTGCTATTTTATAATAAACTTTGATTTCTTAATTTTGTTATAAAAAACCACCTTTATAGTTCATATTATAACTCCTTAGAATCTATACTTCTTCAATTCTTGTCTTCCTTTCCAAATTCGCTGCTTTACATCGTCCAATGATATATTTAATTCTTCAGCTATTTCTCTATATTTCAATCCATATACATACAATCTAATAGGTTCAGATAGATTATAATCTATTCTCTCTAATAAAGGGGGATCTATTTTTTCATCATAAAATGTTTTTTGTTCTATACTCTCTTCTAATTCTTGAAGATTATATCTATTTTTTTTTAGTAAAAAATCAAGACTCTTGCATTTTACAGTCTTATAAATTAAAGCATTTGATATTTCTTTATAATTCAACAAAGAAATATACACGTTCTGACGAACATCTTTCATATCTTCTTTGTTCTTAATGAAGATTGATAGATACTTGTTTATTTTGCCTTCGTAAAAATTAATAGTCATAATTATCTGTTAATCCAAGTTCATATATCAAGTCATTACTGCCTTTTTGGTAGTATTTAAAATCATCCTTTAATGCTTTTGATAAAAAATATCTCTTTGTATCAGAACAATGGCCTATTATCTCAATACCTCCTTCTTTGGTTTTTTTCATTGTTCCATCAGTATTTTCTTCTGCATTGACATAATCATTCAACGACTCCTTACATCTTCTATCTATTCCAATTACCCAATCCCTGAAATTATATGCATATATAGCATTAATAAATTCGGCACTAATGGCCACCGGAGGATTTTTAGACGATTTTCTGATTTGAATATTAAATCCTCGTTCCCTTATCTTATCCCTGAACATAGAGAAATAATTCATGCCTTTCTGTAATTTAGCATCTTCTCTATCTGAAGAAGCATCCCCATATAAATATATGACATTATTAAATTCTTTTGCTTTCGCCCAAGAGCAGAACTCACTGGCCACTTCTATAAGTTTGTTTCGAGGGCTGCGAAGACAGATTTCATGAATTTGAGTAATTGTCTTTTTATCTGAATCTATCTGCCATATGGTCAACGCAGGATAAGGTCTGACGTTTTCATCAAAGCTGATATGCAATGTTTGGCTTAAATCTATCTCGTAATCCCCTACGTGTTTATTGTAATCAAATGATTTCCAAAATGCCCCTTCTTTATGTTCTTGAATATCCCAATCTCCCTCGACGAATTGAGCATATTTAACAGGATTTATGGCTTTCAATTGCAGAAGACTATCTTTGTATGTTTGAGGAATATATGGATTATCAGTTAATAAAGCCGGAAGATACAACCATCCTTCTGGTAATGTGCCATTCTTATATCTATCATAAATATGCTCTTTAACCCAGCCGTGCGTCGGATTAACCGTTGCAATTATTAACGGTTTTGGATTATTCCCTCCTTGAATAACATAGCTCCCAACACGTTCAAATGACTTCTCTAACGCCTTCAATTGTAGTTCTTCGATTTGCTCAAGTAATATGAAATTAATCTCTAACCCATTCCATCTGTTATATAGCTTGTCTTGATGATAATTTTCAGAAAAGAAAAACATTTTAGCCCCATTCTTAAATGTCCATTCGAACTGAGGGTCTCCCTTAAACTTCTTTACAAAGGTATCTGGAATAGCCTTCTCACAGGTTGGATAAGTATTTTTTCTTAAAGTTTCTAAGGTGTCCCGGACAATCATACTTCTACTACCAGGATAAAGATAATGAAGTCCTATTAACGAACCTATGGCTCCAAATGACTTGCCTCCTCTTACTGCCCCACCTGTAATGATTAACGAATAATCCCCTGAGAGACAAGCCTTCCACAATTTAGAAGCATTCGGAAACGCTTGTTTATCAAAATCAGCTATGATATTAACATAATCACTCATCGAACGTTATAATAGTTCCATCTGGTAATCTATACCCTTTTACTTCTTTTTTGATTGTGCTTTCAAGATCAATGCTTTGAGTCGGCTTACCTATTGAATGTTCTAAGATTTCTTTAATTTTGTAATAGTCAGATTTACCTAATGCCTCTTTAAATTGATTCGCGACAATACGAGTTATCACCGGCTTTGATTCATCATTTAAAATTATATCCAAATCATTCACTGTGTAAAAAGCTAATTCGCCAAATGCTGCCTTAATGTCTGTTGCTGAATATCCTGTTTCCTTTAAAATTGTATATATTTTCTTTGGTCTTCCTTTTTTGTTGATATTCTGAGGATTCTTGTCAAATCCATTTGCGTCTTCAGGCCTAATATTTCCTTTTCCTCCGGGCATAATTTACGATTGTTTTACGATTGATATTCTACAAATATAATTAAAAAAATGATAATATCAAAAATATTCCTTATATCAACCAGTTATCGGCAACCTTAAAAAGACAGCGTACCTTGCCGACAGTACTGCTCAATTCGATTGAGTGCCTTTTCAAAATATTCTTTGTCGATTTCAATACCGACAAATTGTAAGTTCATTTTATCCAAGCGGTTTGCCTTTTCTACTGCAATAGCTATGCTTCCGCTTCCTAAATGTGTGTCCAATATCTTTTGATTTGGTTCTGCATACTTTTTAATTACCCAGTCATATAAATCAATCGGTTTTTGCGTTGGGTGTATTTTGCCATTTTCGCTTCGGCTAAGTATCTTTTTTATTCGGGTTGGTTTTTTAAATGAAGTCCAAGCCATTTCTCCATCGGCAAAACTCATTCCTTCTCCTATCATTTTATCCCAAATCAAAAAGCATTTAGCACTTCCTAAATATTCTAAAAAGTAGTTTCCACCCCAAATAATTTGGTTTTTTGAAATACGCTTCAGCTCTTCAAAATATTCAGGTTTCGGTATTGGATTGTCCCATCCTTTTGTTTTAAACTGTTTAAAATACGTACCACTTGTTTCTATATCAATCCCATACGGTGGGTCAACTATTGC